GAAAATGTCAAGGGTTAAATGCAGAAAAATCTAAAATTGTTTTTTGTGCATTATTCACAAAAGCAATTCTACCCCCTCAATACCGGCCTCCTGGGCAAGCTCCAGCAATACCCGTCCGGCACACCTCCCATCCAGGATGCCGCGCGGGTATTCGTTTACCCACCGCTGCACCCGCAATGTGTCCGCCTCTGTTATCCCGGTAAAGTCCGTCCCCTTTGGAACCTTCCGCCGAATCATACGGTTTCCGTTCTCGTTGCTCCCCCGTTCAAAGGCACTGTACGGATGGCAGTAATAGATATGGGTCCTGGCCCCTTCCTCGGTCACAGCCCGCGTCATGCCCTCCCAGTCCTGGAACTCGCTGCCATTGTCCACGGTGATTGTCTGGAATATCCGCCGAAAGTTGAAGCTCCCCAGTTTCTTTTCCAGCATATCCAGCACCGCCACCACGCTTGCCATAGTCCCGTCCGGCATAAGAAACATGAGGTCCGCCCGTGATTTCCGCTCCGTCATGGTCAGGAACCGCTTCTTGCTCCCGCCCTCCTTGGCCGACAGCACGGAATCCATTTCCCAGTGAAACGGCTCTTCCCGTGTCGCCACTTCCACCGGTCTGTCCTCGATGCTGTCCCCCTTCGGCACCCTTGCGGCCTGTACCTTCTTGTACTCGGTCTTTCTCTTCCCGCCCATCGGCAGGCTCTTGTTGGTCACTCGCAGAAATACCCCGTCGTTGATATACTTATACACGGTCCACTTGGAGAGGGTCACGGAGAAGGTCAAGCCGTCCTCCTTGATTTTATGCAGGGCCGCTTCCGGGGAATATCCGTCGTCCGCGATTTTCCCCTCTATGTATTGCGCCAGCTCGTGGTCGTTCCCCAGTTTGATGTCTGGCCCCTTGGCCCGCAAATTCTCCTGATACTTCCGCTCCGCTGTCTCTGCGCAGTATACCTCCCTGTCCACAAGGTTAGTGTCCCGCTGTACGGTCTGCCCCCTCTTGATTTCCCGCATTATCGTTGTATAGTCCACCCGGAGAGTGCGCGCTATCTCCGTTTTGCTCTTCTTCTCCTTTAGCATTTTTTCGATTCTAAGCCGGTCCTTCCATTGCAGATGTGAAAACATCCGTCCCTTTTCGCTGCTCATTGTGAAATACCCCCTTCTGCGTTTTTGTGGGATATTAACACAGAATAAGGCAGAAAATCAATAGCTCAACCGTTCTAAAAGCACAGTTGCCGTAGGCTAAAAAGCCTACGGCAAAATTATTTTTCCTCCACCTCCAGCAGCCAGTCGGTCGTCACGCCCAGGGCCTCGGCAATGGCCCGCAGTTCAAAGTCCTGCACCATCCGCAACCCGTTTTCGATTCTGGAGATGCAATCCCGCTCCAGGATAACGCCGCTCACCTGCACCCGCGCCGCCAGGTCTGATTGCGTACACCTCTGCCGCGTCCGCTCCTGTCGTATCCTCTCGCCTGATACGTTCCTCTGGCCGTTGTAGTTAAACGCTTTCACCCTTCCACCTCCAAATTTGTGTGGCGTATTACGGATTTTTGTTTGACATTACCACATTGCAGGCGTATCATTGTGGCAATATCCCACTTGTGGGAATACCACACATTTTGCGGGGCGGAAAGGTGGTGATACTGTGTCGTTCTTTACCGTCTCAGCTTCGTCCAACTCCCACCGCTCCGACGAACCGCCGTTGCTAAAGCATGGTCCCTTGTCTATCATACCCATCTCCGCTTTCGACGGATACATTTCTCCCTCTGGTGGCTTGATAAGCTATGGCTGTTTCGATATACGGGGGAAGAACCTATCAACAAAGCGGAAGGTCCGCCGTTACTTTGAGGCTCGAACGGAGGAATCGGCCTGCAAACTCGCGGAGGACAGCGGCATGGCCGGTCCGTTTGAAGTTACTGTACGCCTCAGCAGACCCGCCGAATCGTGGCAACTTTCCGAATTGCGTATTTACAACATTATCGCTGACCCTATCCCCGACGGGTTAAGCTATTGGGATGCCAGGTCTTTGCAGGAGCGGATTGACAGCGGAGACAGCTCCCCCGTTTCCTTCGACTTCGCCCGGCTTGCGTTTCAGTTTGGCGTCAAATTTTCTCGCTGTTCTGGTTTCCGCGCAATCCTAAGTGCCGCCCGTTCCTTGCCTTCTGATGAATACAGCAAGTTACTTTCTGCTCTGTAGCGCAAACGAAACACAAATAAAACAAAAAGGAGATGCAACCAATATGGCCCTCGTATCCTGCCCCGAATGTGGCAAAGAGATTTCCGACGCGGCGCGGTCCTGTCCCCATTGCGGCTACACCATGCGGGAAGCTGCCGCAAACCAAGTCAAGCGCACCCCTCTAACCGAAAAGAAGCCCTCGCGTGCATCCGGCATATTCCTATGCACTGGTGGAATGGTGATGGTTTTTGGTAGCCTTTTACTCTGTGTAGTCCTGTTGCCCGTCGGTGTTGTCGGCCTTGTTATTAGTGCCATGATGATTCTTGCCGGTGTTGAGCAATTCAAGGACGCGCAGAACGGTGTGTGTCCGTATTGCGGAAACTCCGTGACCGTTCCGTTGAAGGACCTCACCTGCAAATGTCCGCATTGCCATAAGACAAGCACAAAAAAAGATAATTTCCTGGAAACGATAGATTGAGCCAGAACGCAAAAAATCCCCCGGCAGCAGGCCCGCAAAGGACCCGCCGCCGGGGGATTTCTCTTGACCGAATCGGTCTATTCGCCAGCGCTTTCCAGTTGCCCGGTAAACGCTGCGGGCAGTCCCAGCGTCAACGGCGCTTCGTTCTTCTGCTTGCGCACCTCCGCTTCAATCCTGGTCGTCAGGTATTCCCTGATGTCCCCATAGGCCCTTTCGATAAACTCCTGCGCCGCCGGGCTGATAGACTGGAGGCAAGCGGCCAGCGCCTTTTGCGCGGCCTGCTTCTGCGCCTCTGCGTCAAACTTCCCGTCATTTTTCAGCGCGTCTACATAGGTCTGGTTGGTCGCGGCCACAGCAGCGGCGATGGCCTCCGCCGCCTCCATGATGTAGGTCTTGGCCTTGACGTTCTCGGTGTTTGCCGCCGCATTCTCGCCCACCTTGCGGATAAGCACGACGATGTAGGCAGTCAGCACGGGGACCGCCGCCGTGATAACGGCCAGAAAGATTTCCTTCAAAAATTCCTGCATGATGTTTTCCTCCTATACTTTTTTCAGGTACGCCCCGGAGCTGAACCCCGTGTACTTGACGCCCTGATACGTCACCTGGATATACAGCCACTTCACGCCGTTCACTTCGGTGTAGTATCCGTAGTTCTGCACCTTCGTCCCGCAGGGCAGGACAACCATGCTCCCGGTTTTGGACCCGGCCACGTTGCGGATGTGGAGGCCGCTCCCCGCCGTCACGGCGTAGGTCCCGGCCAGCTTCTTGTCGAACGACTTCGCAGCGCCGGTCGCTTTCCGCTCCGCCGTCACCCCCGGCGCGGCCTGCGGCACGTCCTCCGGCTTGACCTCCGCCATGGAGCCGTCCACCAGCTTCCCGCTGTTGTTGTACTCCCGCGCGTCCACAATCCAGAAATAAGCGGCCTCGTTCTTGAAGGTCGCCAGATTGCCGTTCACCCGGTTATCCCTGGTGGATGCCGGGTCGTTGATGCGCACCTTGCCGTCCGCCCACCACAGGACGACGAAATGCCCGCCGCCGGTCCAGGTCCCCTTCTTCATCAGGGCGATGGCATAGTATCCCTGTTTCAGATACTTCACCGTCTCGTCAAAGGACGTGGCCTTGGGGTTGTGGTAGGCGTTCACCCAGTTAAGCTGCCAGCACTTGATACCGTAGGCCGCAAACTGCGGGGCAAAGTAGGCGTAATAGGTGCCGTTGCCCAGGGCCTTGTACCCGTGGTCCACGGACCATTTGCAGGTGTCCTCCGGCGTGATGTTCTTCCCCGTCAGGGTGGACAGCAGCATGGCCGCTGCGGTCGGGCCGCACCCGCTGTCCCCGATGGTGGAGTTCTCCCCCTTCACCCGGTAGGGCTTGCTGGCCCACCGCTTGTCCGTCTGGAGAAAGGAAACAGGCTTCTTGTTCATCTTGGGTCCTCCTTCCGCCGCCTGCTTGGCGGCAAACTTGTCATAGTAGACCTGCCCATACTGCGCCCGCTTCTGCTTCACCGCGTCCCCCTGGTCGGCGGGCCGCTCAAACTGGAGCAGGACCACGTTCGATGCGGTCTTGACATCGGTTGCCGTCACCAGCACATAATGCACGAGCTTGTAACTCTCGCGCAGTTCATGTACCAGGAAAGCAAGCTGTGTCTCCAGGTCCCCCACGGACTTCCCCGCCGCCTTGGCAAAGGCCAGCAGCGCGGCCTTGCGGGTGTGATAGGTCCACTGTGCCAGCCCATACCCGGCGCTGTCCCTGGCAAAATTGGTGTATCTGCCATGGTCCACCAGCTCCGTGTACTCCGCGTCGGCCATGCCCAGCTTCCCTTCGTAGCT